CGCGAGCGTTTGATGAGATCCTCTACATCCTCATGAACGGCACGGGTGTCGGGTTCTCCGTCGAGTCGCAGTTTGTCGAACAGCTACCGCGTGTCGCAGAAGACTTCCACGATACCGATACGTGCATCATTGTGCGCGACAGCAAGCTCGGCTGGGCCAAGGCGCTCAAGGAACTGATCGCGATGCTCTATGCGGGACAGGTGCCCTCGTGGGATGTGTCGCGGGTGCGTCCAGCGGGTTCGCCGCTCAAGACCTTCGGTGGGCGTGCGTCGGGACCAGAACCGCTCGTGGACTTGTTCAAGTTCTGTGTGCGCACGTTCAAGGCGGCGGCAGGGCGCAGACTCACGACGCTCGAATGCCACGACATCGTGTGCAAGATCGCCGAGATCGTCGTGGTGGGTGGTGTGCGGCGCAGCGCGTTGATCTCGCTGTCGGATCTGTATGACGACCGTATGCGACACGCGAAGAACGGCGAGTGGTGGAATATGAACTCGCAGCGTGCGTTGTCCAACAACAGCTACGTCGCGCAGAAGGAACGCCCCACACTCACCACGTTTCTTGATGAATGGAAGGCGCTCTATGAGAGCAAGAGTGGTGAACGCGGCATCTTCTCCCGCTACGGCGCGCAGCAGCAAGCCGAGCGATCCGGTCGTCGTTCTATCGACTATCTGTTTGGTTGCAATCCGTGTTCGGAGATCATTCTCCGCTCGATGGAGTTCTGCAATCTGAGCGAGATCGTCATTCGGGCTGACGACACGATGGAGACGCTGATGGAGAAGGTGCGGCTCGCCACCATTCTCGGCACCTTCCAAAGCACGCTCACGAACTTCGGCTACATTCGCAAGGAGTGGAAGAAGAACTGCGACGAAGAACGGTTGCTCGGTGTGTCCCTCACGGGCATCATGGATAGCAAGCTCACCAACGGTGTCACGTCTGGGCTAGCCGAACGTCTGGAACAGTTGAAGCTCGTCGCCGTGGAGACGAACAAGGCATGGGCCGAGAAGCTCGGCATCTCGCAGAGCACCGCGATTACCTGTGTCAAGCCCTCTGGCACGGTGTCAAACCTCGTGGACAGCGCCTCAGGTATTCATGCACGGCACTCCGACTACTACATTCGCACCGTGCGTGCGGACAAGAAAGACCCACTGGCGAAGATGATGATCGACGCGGGGTTCTACGCGGAAGCGGATGTCATGCGCCCAGAACACACATGGGTCTTCTCGTTCCCGCAGAAAGCACCAAAGGGCTGCATCACCCGCAATCAGCGCACCGCGCTTGAGCAGTTGGAGTTCTGGCGCACCTATCAGGATCACTGGTGTGAGCACAAGCCGTCGGCCACCATCTATGTCAAGGAAGACGAGTGGTTGGATGTCGGAGCGTGGATCTATCGGAACTTCGATAAGGTGTCGGGTTTGTCGTTCCTGCCGAACTCGGAGCACATCTATCAGCAAGCGCCGTATCAGGATCTCACGAAGTCGGAGTATGAGGAATGGGTGAAGAAGATGCCGACGAACGTGGACTGGTCGAAACTCAGCGACTACGAACTGACGGATCACACGACGGGCACGCAGGAGTTGGCGTGTAGTGCGGGTGTCTGCGAGATCGTCGATATCGCGTCTCGCTAAATAGAACACCTATGGCTAAGAAGAACTTTCCAATTGAATGTGCCTCGTGCATGAACACCTGCACGGTCGTTGGGCCCAACGCAGACTTGGTGGAATACTGCCCGTTCTGCGGTGAAGGGATCATTATGTCGTATGACGATGTGGACGATGATGAAACCTTTGGGACGGATTACGATCTCGATGATGACGAATGATCGTTGGTGTTGACTATTCGATGACGTGCCCTGCGGCATGTATTCCCTATGACACGCCGCAGTTTTGGTTTGCCAACCAGCGAACCTATGAGCCGTTGCGTGCGGTGACGACATACGAGATTACGACGCTCGATGTCACGCGCCGTGCAGAAGCAACAGCGCAGGCACTCATCGAATGGTTAAAGCAGTATCCAGATGTTCGCACGGTCGTGCTCGAAGACTACGCCTTCAATGCAACGGGGCGCGTCTTTCACATCGGCGAACATACGGGCATCCTCAAGCTCTTGTTGAAACAGGCGGATTATCATGTGTGCGCTGTACCACCCACTGTCGTCAAGAAGTTTGCGACAGGCAAAGGGAACGCAGACAAACCTCGCATGACGGCCGCCTTTCTTCAAGAGTATCCCCACGCGCAGGTCTGGTGCAGCACGTTTTTCCCTCGCACACGCGCCACTGCGTCGATGGCTAAGTCCCCCCTCTCTGACTTAGCGGATGCGTACTGGATTGCGAAGTATGCCGTGTCTCAACAACCTTGTTGACGAGTCTGCGGTAACTACGCTACAATAACAACTTAACAAAGGAGGCTCTATGAGCATACTGACGCGCGTTCTCAGCGTCGTGGTACTCGTGTGCTGTGCATATTTGGTTGTCTCAGCGCAAGCATTTCATCACGTCGATCTACAGACAGCGGTGCCGACCGTTAATGCCGCTTCAGCTATCGTTATGAATGCCGACACGGAGGAAGTCCTCTGGTCGCAGAATGCCGAAGAAACTCGCCCCATTGCGAGTCTCACCAAACTCATGACCGCGACGGTCGTGATGGAGAGCGGCATTGATGTGAATCGTCTCGTCAAGATTGTTCCCACGGATGTCCGCAAAGCCTCGACTACCTATCTGCGTGTGAATGATCGCGTGTCGGTGGAGACGCTGCTGTATCTGATGATGGTGGGGTCCGATAATGCCGCGGCGCGTGCGTTAGCACGAACCGTATCGACGCCGAGTGAGTTTGTGAAGTCCATGAACGGCATGGCCCAGAAACTCAATCTCACGCAGACGATCTATGCCGAACCGTCTGGATTGAGCGCCTCG